GCGGCGAAAAAGCGACACGGTGCAAACAGGTTAATTTACGGTCAATTATTTGAAGCGGATGCGGAAGGAAGCGAGCACCAAGTACAGGTTGCGGATGGAGGACATGGAGATATTGAAGCACGGGTATTTCTCCGCATTGTCGGAGTGGCAGATGATGCGCTCCGAGTTTTCTTCGCAGGGGTATAAGCGTTTGATAAGCGGACCCTGGTTGGTGTCCAAAATATAGACCTTACCCCATTGGAAGAAGGCTAAATCATTGATTTTTTGTACGCCTATCATGTCCCCGTCTTGGTATTCGGGAGACATGGATTCCCCTTTTACTTTTACCAGAAAATCAATGTAGGAAGACCTAAACTCGGGGATGTCATAGTATCCCTCGGCCTCGTTTTCTTTTACAGAAATATCGCCGCCCGGGGAGCCGGCTATGGCCTTTATGGGGTAAAGCGGAACACCCCTATTTGCCTCGCTTTTTTCAATTGGGTTTACAATTGGGTTTACAGTTGGGTTTACAACTCTGTTGATTTTTTCATTTTTAATTAGGTTTACATTGCGCCCCACCAATTCATCAAGCAAAATGTGGAATTTATCTGCTATTTTGATTAAACTAGCCAGTGGAGGCACGGACTTACCCCTCTCGTAATCAGAAATAGTTGCCCTTGTAACTTGCAATAAGTCGGCTAAATCTTCTTGATTGAGGTCGTTTTTACGCCTCATTTCGTACAAAATATCAGAAAATGACTTATCCATAAAAAATGTAAGATATTATTTGCTATTGTCAAATTTAATCCGCTATATTTGCGCTGTACTATTAAATAGTACTAAAAACAAGCACTAAATTAACGCTTAAACGGGCATAAACAAGGGTTTATTGCGCGGAGCGGCAAAAATCAGGGGGAAATTGACTAAAAGAAAAATCAATAAACAACTAATATGAGCAAGATTAAACAGCAAAAAAGAAGCTACCGAAAACGCAGCGAATTGACTGCGGTGGGCGCCAGGGTGCATGGCTTGAGCAAGTGGACGGTGGGCGCGGTGAGAGCCGGACACCGCAAGAACGATCAGGTATTGGGGACCCTGCTTGACTATAACAAGTGGAAGGAGGATGCCATCCTCATCCTTCAACAGAAGCAGGAACTCTATAAGCTGTTGCGCGAACGTCGGAAGGCGGGCATTAATGCGGAGGAGGAGGTGGTGCTGAAGCTCGAAGACGAGATCGACGACTTGCAAAGCTATTTCCGATTCAAGGTTGAAACCATGATTGAAGTCGCCAAAGCAACTATACTCGGCCATGAATGAAATAGTGCGACTCACTAAAACGGGGATTAGCGTAGAAATGAGCCATTGGGCTCGCGGCATGGTTTATCGGCTGATCTGGCAACACCTCGCGGAAGCGCAGAGGAGGCGGAATGAGATTAAGGTCAACGGGTTTAACGTCTTGTTTCCAAGACTTTTGTCGCAAGCGCTGAAAAAGGACTGGCATCCGACGGAGAAAGGAAAAATAAGGATGCGCATGAGCGAAGCCGAGGGATTGGCTGTCATGTGGCTTATCGCAGACAGTTCCGACGTGGAAATTATGCTTCTAAAAGACAAACTCTGCCAAAAATTGTTGCAATGAAATACCTAAACGGACTATTATATATAGAGTGGGACGAGGCGTTGGAAGCCGGCATCAAGTCATGCACTCTAAAATTGGCTAATCACAGAAAAAGCCGCTCCTGGGAGTTCAAAGACGACCCCATCGATAACCGCCGCGTTTTGATAGGATGGGATAAGCTCAAGTCGGAGTATAAGGCGCTGATAAGAGCGCGGTGGGGCGAGCCCGAGCAGTGGAGCGTACTGGCGCCTATCAGGCAACGGGTGCAATACAACGTGGAGGCCGAGCGGTTTTATCTCGACTACGGGGACAAGACTTTGAGCAAAGAACTGGCGACAAAGTACGCCAAAGGGGCGAGCTTCCTCGACATGATGCGTCGGGAGGCGGAGGATAAGCGGGCGTTGAAAGAAATCCACCGATGCAACATGGAGGAATTTTACGCCCGTTGCGCCGCGGTGATTAAGCAGGACAAAATAGACGCCTTGCCGAGCAGCTATCGGAGGCTGGCCGTGGCCAAAGACAGCGCCTTGAAACGCTACATCCGCGAAGGCTACCCCAGTTTGATCGATTGGAGAATCGGAAACAAGAACGGCGCCAAGGTGAAAGACGAAGTAAGCGAGGCGGCTTTGAAAGAACTTATAAGCCATCCCAATCAGCACGATTGGGTATTCGTGGCCAACCAATACAACTATTGGGCAACCAAGAACGGGCGGAAGTCCATCACGCCCCAGACCGTGTGCTTGTGGGCTAAGAAATGCAAGGCGGAAATACTCATGGAGCGCAAGGGCAACGAGGCGATGAGCCGCGAACTTTTGCCCCAGGTGAAGGGCATGAGACCGACTGCTCCTCTGCTATTAATGGAGTGCGACGACAACCATTTGGACTTGCAATTCATAGACTTCGAAGCCAAGAGCCACGAAGGGCGCTACATCAAGCGCTACAAGATGGTGGCGGTGATAGACAGCTTCAACGACTTGATACTCGGCGCCGCCATTGCGGAGCCCGGCGAGGAGATCACCATCGAACTGGTGATGGCCGCGTGGGTGGACGCCATGTACTACCTGCGCAGTTTGACGGGCGAGTGGGTACTCCCGCACCAAATCATTGCCGACAATTTTGGCATCGGCACCTTGGAACCATTTTACAAAAGCATTGCCCAATTTGAGCGGACGCCCGTGGGGAGCAAAGAACGCGGATACATCGAGCGTTTTTTTGGCACCCGCTTTTGGAAAAACTGCCTTAGCGCGGGCGCGAACAATTACACCGGCCACAACTTGACGGCCAAGAACCGCGGCGTAAACATGGATTTTTTAAAACAGGAAATAAAGAACCGTCCCGCCGTGGGCGAAGAGGCGAAGAAGCAACTCTGCACATTTATATACAGACTCCGCCATGCGCCCCAAAGCAAGGACGTCGGCTTAACCATCAGCAAGCAGGACGAGTGGCTGAAAGCATGGAATGAAATGCCCGCGGAACGCAAGCGCATTATAAGCGACGAGCAATGGCTAGAGATATTTGGCATACGGCACAAGAAGACCCTGCGCATTACCAACCGCGGCGCAGAGCCGCAGATAAACAACAGGCAGTACAGCTTCGACCTTGCCCCCGACGACCTGGTGAAACACATCGGCAAAGAGGTGACCATTTTCTACGACCCCTTGGACATGAGCCGGGTCCTTTTGGCCGACGGCGACAAGGTTCGCATTCGGGCAAAAGAGGCTCGCTTGACGCCGCGCGCCGCCGCCGACCATACCGGGGAGAGCGTAGCGCGGATGTGGAAGCGCCTGCACGCCAAGGAGGACATTGTGGAGAAGGCCGACCGCGCAAAGACCGCGCGAAAATCCGTGCTTGAAAAATACGCGGTGGACGCCGAAGCCCTGCTCACAAGCGGGGACTATTACCCGAAAGAAGTGCGGCAGAGGAGCGAGCAGATCGCGCTGACCGAACTGACGGACTCCGTCGGACAAGAATTTAATATTCTAAGCCAAATATGAGTTTCAATTAGTAATCAATTAAAATTTTATGAACCATCAAGCAAAAAAGGAAATCGCCGAAATGCTCGCAGGATACGCGAGCAAATTCCCGAGTCAGAAAAAAGCGGCCTCTTCGCTCCGCAATGTAAGCGAGAGCACCGTAATCCAAATTCGCAAGGGCAACTGGGAAGGAATCAGCGACGACATGTGGAGAGTCGTGGGCAAGCAAGTCGGCTACTCCAACAAGGGGCAATGGAAGTTTGTCCCCGCGGTAACCAACTGCGCCGCCGTGGCCAGACTCTGCGAGGATGCCAAAAGATTCGGAAACGTGTACTGCATCACCGCGCCCCCGGGAAGCGGCAAGACCGCCGCCGCCAAATGGTACGAGGGACAAAACGACAATGTGGCGCATGTCGAATGTGCCGAGTTCATGAAGAAGCGCGACTTCTTGCAGCTTATTCTTCAAAAATTCGGAAAAGAAAACGCCGGCGGAAGCGTCCCCGAGATGATGTCGGAATTGATCGACATGCTTTTGAAAATGGAGGAGCCTCTCATCATTATGGACGAAGTCGACAAACTCACCGACTCGCTGCTCTTCTTCTTCATCACCATCTACAATCAGCTTCACGGCAAATGCGGAATCGTCATGCTCAGCACCGACTACATGGCCAAGCGCATCGAAAAAGGGCGACGGATGAATAAACGGGGATACGCCGAAATATTCAGCCGACTCGGAAGGAGATTCATTGAATTGCCGGGCCTCAAGAAGAGCGAGGTGGAACAGGTTTGCCGCCACAACGGCGTCGAAGACGAGGCGAAACTCAACTATATATATAATGAGTGCGAATGCGACATGCGCCGCGTGGAGCGATTGGTGCACAAAATTAAAGTGACGGACTACGGCACAGCCCCGACAAACCGCTTAAAAACCGCTTAAAAACGCTTATATGGAAATCACGAATCTATTGGCGGACGCCACGCCCAAAGAACGCGAGAAGCGCATAGAAGCCCTCGTGTGCCGACTCACGGGAATCGACCCCGACGCTTACGCCGTACAAAAATTCGAAAAAGGAATCGAATTTTTAGAACGCTGCCTGCCCCATCAGGAAACAAGCGGCCTCATTGCCAAGCAAGCCCTGTTTTGGTCATGGTGGAGAAACCGATGGACGATGCGCGAAGAGGAGGTGCTGAAAAACTGCGACGAAGAATACCTCCGACGGTTTGGCGCCTCCGTCCTTGAACAGGTGCATCGCCGCTCGATGGCAAAAATGAAAATCGTGGGGGTAATCACAATCAAGCAATGAGAACCGCTGCCGACACGAGACTCCGCGAGGCCATGGACTTGCTCATTCAGGCGGCCGACATGTTGCGAAGCCTGACCGAAAAAAACGACCGGAGAACAGAGGCGGACATTATCTGCGAACGGGTGGCCGAAGAATACGATTGTCTGCCCGCCGACATCACGGGGGAAGCCTGTCGGACAAGAGGCAACAATAAAATGGTAGCCGCCCGATCCATGTTCGGATACATTTTGTATAAGAAAAAATACAGCTTCGGCGACATCGGCAAACGGGTGAACAGGGAACGCACCTGGGCATACGACGCCGTGAAACGGGTCGAAGATTTTATCTCCATCAAAGACCGACTCTATTACCCGCAGTGGGAAAATTTGAAAACATTGACTTCTAATAACTAAACTAAAACCAATTTTTTTATGAGTACGAGAACTAAGAAAAACGTAACCACTATCATCAATCGGGAAGAACTCCCCGAATGCATGCGAAGGTTCAGCGACGCCACTTCCAAGATCAAAGGCATCGAAGCCGAGATTGAATTGGCTGTCCAGGAAATCCGTCGGAAATATCAGCACAAACTAGACGCGCTCATGACGGTGCGGGAAGACAATTTCGACAAACTGCAGGTCTTTGCCGAGGCCAATAAGCGCGAACTTTTTGTCTCCAAAAAAAGCATGGAACTCACCCACGGCACCATGGGATTCCGACTCGGGACGCCGGCGGTGGAGAAAAGCAAGAAGGTCACTTGGGAAGGCGTGTTGGAAGAATTGCGCCTGATTGATCCAAACTTCGTGCGCACCAAAGAGGAGGCGAACAAGGAGCTGATCATCGCCGGCCGCCAAGACGCCGAGACGATGCACAAACTCCGCGCCATCGGGCTTGACGTGGTACAAAAAGAAACCTTTTTTGTCGAAGCAAAAGCCGAGGACTTGGTGAATGCATGACCGAATAAGCGCCCCGACCCGCCTCGGGGCGCTGTTTTAAAAACCTAAAAAAACGCACAAAAACATGGAGAATAACCCCATTTTGGCACGCCAAAACGCCTCTTCGGAGGCAAATTCGGCGCTCAAAAACAAGATAAAAGTCTTAAAACCAGACAATTACACAAAAACAGCGGGAGCAAAAATCTCAAAATTTCGCCGCATTCAGACAAAAGAGTATCAGGTTATCAATGACTTATCGCCAAAACTGGCAGAGTCTTTCGGCGCCATGAACGACCATTTTGTCATGCTCGCGTGGGGACAAAGCAGCAGCGGCAAGAGCCATTTCGCGATGCAACTTATGAGCCATCTTGCCTCGCACGGACGAATATTGCATTTGTCGCTTGAGGAAGGAATCGGAATAACCCTGCAAAACAAACTCCGAAAAAATTTAAGTCACCTCCCCCGCTCCTTGAGCAACAATATATTATTTTCCGACCATCGAATGAATTTTGACCGCCTGAAAGAAGTCCTTAAAAAGAGGCAATCGCCCCAATTTATAGTAGTCGATTCGTTGCAATATTTTGGCATCAGCTACCCTCAGTATAAAGAACTGAAAGCCGCCTTTCCCAAAAAGTCATTCCTCTTCATCAGCCATGCCTGCGGCAAATTGCCCGACGGAAAGACCGCCGACAAAATCCGCTACGACGCCGACATTAAGGTGCGCGTAGAGGGCGGACTGGCTTTCGTCAAGAGCCGATTCGGGGGAGGAAAGCCCTGGATCATTTGGGAAGACGGCGCCAAACAATATTGGGGCAAACACTTTAAAAAAATGACCTCATGAGCATGCCCGTGACGCCCAAACAAATACGCCTCCTCGCCGCGCTGCTTCGCAAAGCCGACCTGCACGACTGCAAAGCCTCCGTGGTCAAGAGGCATACCCGCAACCGCGCCGAGAGTCTCAAAAAACTCACCCGCGCCGAAGCCGACCAACTCATTCGCGACCTCCTCGAACTTTTTCCGCAACCCGAATTTGAGAAAGCCGCCCGCATGCGAAAGAAAATACTCGCCCAGTGCCGCGAGATGCGATGGGAGAAAAACGGACAACCCGACTATGAGCGCCTAAACCAATGGTGCCTCAAATACGGATTCCTCCGCAAACCCATGAACGACTATTCCGAAAAAGAACTCCCCAAACTCGTCAGCCAATTTGAGGAAGTTTACAAATCTTACTTGAAAAAATTATTTAACTAAACTATTAAATTTTATGACCACTCAAAAACAGGTAACCCTGACCGCCGAGGAACTTGACCGTGCCATCGACTCCTTTTCCAACGAAGACGTCGCAGTATTCCGCTTCGACAAACTGCCCCAAGAATTTCGCCGCCACACGGTCGAATTTTTTAAAGCCGAACTGGAAAAACGCAAACTGGAAAAACGCAAAGCAAAAAACAAGCGCCGCAAAATAAACCCCGACGCCTGCTACGGCCGACAAGCGGGCAACGTCTGCGAAGTCTGCCCCGACGAATGCCCCCATAACCCCAACCGAACAATTGGCAACTAAACTAAACTAAACTTTTATGACACAAGAACAAAAACAGGAACTCGCCAAAACCCTCGCCGGATTCATCCGCCACACGGCCATGAGCGACAAAGTCACGGTGGACTTCCCTTCGCTTGGAGAGCTTGGCGACCGCTTGCGGCGAGCCATGATTGCCCACTTCGCCTACGAAATCGACAATCTGAATCCCAATCCTGCGGAAGCGCCGCCGCCCCCCGCGGAAGCCCCTGCGGAAACGACGGAAGTCGCCGCGCCCGACCATGACCGCCCCCATAACCCCGAACGGACATGAAACCGAGCGCCTGCGAGAAAGAACGAGAAAGAACCTTTTCGGTGTCTTTCTGCGAATCCGAATGGGAAACCATTCAGGGCATCCTGCTGGCCGAGGTCAGGCGATGCGAACGCTTGGCCAAAATGACCGCCCATAGCGGATACGGAAAAGCCTCCACGCAACACAAAGCGCAGGAATGGCTCCGCAGAGCAGAGACCCTCGACTCCTTTTTAAACGCCATTCAAGAAAAACAATTCTGAAACACCGCCTCAAACCAATGCCGTCTTTGAGAAAGGATGACTAAAAGCCTCGAAAATTCGGGGCTTTTTTTTTTAATGAATATTTTACCTACTTTTAATAAACGATTCATTTAACTAACTATTTTTATAATGAAAAAAGTATGTGTTTTACTCGGAATCAGTCTGGTAATCGGCGCTTCAATTTTTGCTTATACAAGTACAGACGAAGCCCGTGCAAGGTGTTTGGGCGCAAAGTCATGTCGCGCATGCAAAAACTGTAAATATTGAGCTCATTGCGCTCAAAAAGGCGGTACTTGCGGGGTATGTAAGTAATGGGAGCGTCAAATGAGACGTATGCAAATTATTCCCACGTAAAAAACGGATACTTTTTTTTCAATGCTTCCGTCGAGGGGCGACTTTCGAGCAGGCGGCGGATGAGCGCCACATGGTCTTCAATCAGGCAAGGAATGGTGGCGGGCGAAAGAAAAAACTCATGACTTAGGGTGTGTATGATGAGGTCGTAGCGCTTGCCTTGCAAGTGGAGGTAATAATAGTACCGATGCATCAGACATTCGTTTCGGGCCGCGCCAAGCGGACGGAAACCATTCGTCGGCTTTCCGCTGATGTGTTCCGAAGACAACATATTTGCAAACAGTGACTTTTGTCCCTTCATGGCGGCAAATATACAAATGATTAACCATTAACTATCGCCGCTCCCACGCGCTTTTTGACATAAACGGGCGACATCGACAGGTCTTGGAAGGCGGCGGCAAAGGTCAGGCAACGCACGCGCATGCCGGTTTCATTATATCGCTCCAAGGTAGTGGCGCTTGTGCGGGTCAGGGGCGTACAATAGTCGGGGTGCCAGCCGTGCAGGGCTTCCGCGACTTGTTGCTCTGCGGCATAGCAGGCCAGAGCTTTGTCCTTCACCTCCTCCGGGGCATTGCCGGAGGAGGCGCTGAAAACGGCAAAGCACAATTTGAGCATAATAGTCACTTCCCCTTCCTGCCGATTGCCTCCCAAATTGGAGTACGTGGTCATGGGAAAATCAATGAGGCAGGCGGGGTAGGCCAAACCCGGACGCAGGTCATAGTCCAACTGCCCCAAATCCGTTTCAATAAAACGGATGTCGGTTGCCTTTTCTTTAAGGCGCTTGACGAGGTCTTTGTAGAGAGTGCCGAAAAAATCGTTCATAAGAGTGAATGGTTAATGGTTTGGAGTTCCTTCAAAATCTCGGCTTCTATGGCGCTTATTAAGCGCTTGGCAAGCAGGGGATGAGCGCCCATAAATTGTCGTTTGGGGAGGCGCTGTCGGACAGTGCGCGTATGTGCCCTCACGGTTGAAACTTTGGAGACGCCGTTTCGGGTATGCCCCTTCACGCTTTGAACCACATCGCCGGAGAAGCCTTCGTTGTGGGCTTTGGCGTAGGGCAAGGAGGAGCCAATCCAAACGGCGTCGGCGTCGAGGCGGGTGATGCGGACAGAGCGGCGCAAAGCCCCTGTGTCCACGAGCAAGGCTCTGCCGGGACGGCGTACTTTTCCCCATCGGGTCGGGTTCTTTCTTTTAGGCCAAGCCTCCCCTGCCCAAGATTGGTTTCTGAAATTGTCCAAAGCAAAATTCACCGCCTCATTCCCGACTGCAGACGGAAGGCGAAGCAATGCCGAGCGAACCGCTTTGGAAAGAGCGGCGTTAAATTTATTTGCGTCCATGGCGGATAAGGGTTAATAGTTTTTTCTATTGAAAAATTTTTTTATATTTGCAGTGCCGATTGAGAAACGGGGCCGTGCTTTCTTGGCACAATGCCGGTATTTCAATCGGTTTTTATTTTAGGCACAATATCATACGCTATTTTTAGTTTTGAATTAATATCTGTTCGGATCACTAAAAACTCATTTATTCCTTTTATTTTCAAATAGTCGTAGGTAAAGCTTCGACCTTTGCCGTCGGGAACATTTAACAGTTTTTCGCTTATCCGCTCTGCGTTTTTAACCACTGTATCTAAAACCCAAACTAAGGGGTTATGAATGTGAACTAATTTTTTTATTCCGTTTTTTGCAATTAAAATTTCACCTGCCGGGGTATTAAATTTTTTGCCGCCTAACCGCTCTTGTACTTCATGAAGAGTCCATTTGGAGTACGCCGCTCCCCCCTCCTTTATAACCCACTCCGGTGCCTCCTTAAAATAGGGATGCTCGGCGGGAAACGCCAATCCCCGTTCCCCCATGTTTATGCGAAACATGGGCTTGACGTCTATGTGTTTTAAATCGCCTTCAGGCGTGACGCGGACGGAGTCCGTTCCGCCGCGGAGCTGACGCACCGTGGAGCGGCAGTTCCAATGGTTGGGCGGATAGTAGGTTTTCCAAAAGGGATGGTCGAAGGGCAAAATAGTGCCGTGGAGCGGGGCGCAGATTTCGGTGGTTTGAGCATCGACTACGGCGTCAAATTCAAGCAAGGATTGGTTTCTTTCAATATCCGTCCACTTGGCGCTCATGGTCGCGGCATTGTGAGCCATGTCGTATTCTGTTTTCAAATAGCGCGAGGCATAGTTGGCGTTGACCTGCTCCGCCGCCGTTTTAAAGTCTCTCCACGTGCGAGGTTTGCCGTTTCCGTCGATGAGCAAATGGGTGAGTTCCCGGGTTTGGGCATAATTTTTGGCGGCGGAAAACTGCCACGCATGGCTCATGAGCTTGGACAGTTGCAGGAAGTCGGGCGTGTCATAGTCGATTGCTCTAAAGGCTTCGATGCCTTTCTTGCCGCAGAAACCGAGTCCTGCGGCTTCGGTGATTTTTTGGGCGTACAGGGAAAGGACGTCGCGGGAAATTTTGCCCTCCAATTTCAGGTCATAAATATCGCGGGTCATTTGGTCGAGCGTCTTTTGCAGGTCGGGGGGAATATCCTCCGACGCGGCCAACGGGCAACCGCAAGGGTCATTGTAAAGAATGAGGTCGTCAAAGGGCGTCAGCCCCGCCAAGAGCCGGGCTATCTTGACGGGGCGCGGGCGAAAAAATCGGCCAGCGCATTGCGAACTTTATCCGCGAAAGAGAGCTTTACCTTTTTTTGCGAGTCTTGACTCCGCGAGTCTTGACTGCCATCGTCATTCGGTTTTTCTTCGTTGTGATTTGGGGCGCTTGGCGGCGCGGCGGTTTGCTCTTCTTTTTGTTTTTTAAGTTGGTCATAATTGGCGGGTTTGGGAATGTCGTACATGTCATAAAAATAGTCGTCGTCCATCGGCACCAGCGCGGCCAGTTTAGTGTCCACTTCGATGCGCGAGGCGAGGTATTGAATATCCTTCTCGTCTTCGAACTTGAAGGAGACGCCCTCCGTGGGATAGCCGTAACTCTTCAGAATTTGGAGAAAGGGTTTGCTGTTGAGCAGGGAGGTCACGAAGGCAATGTCGCTTTTGCTGATTTCGGCTTGCTCCTCGCTTTGCGTTTTGCTTTGCGCATAGCCGCTTGACTTCGAGGAAGTAGTGGTTTCGGTGTTGCCCAACACCACTACGCTCATTTCGTCGTTGCATGCCTTGCGGAACTTGTCTTGCAGTTCGCCGTTGGCGTTGGAGGTTTTGCCGTCCATGATTTCAAGTTCCGCTTGCTTGGGAATCATGATGGACATAGAAGCGCCCGACTCCTCCAAAGCCTTTCGCAATTCCGCTTTGGTCTGCTTGTCGTAGCCGTCGTATCGCGCCACGCGCTGCGGCTGACCAAATATTTCTATGAATTGCGCCCAGTCGCCCAAATTGCCCCGCTTCCAAAGCGCATACGGCGCACACTGCAACAATATCCCGAAGTCATTCTCCTTGCCTATCACCCACACATTGGGCATACAGGAGTAGTCGATGCCGCTTTCCTCGTCCGCGGACATTTGCGTCTTGGAAATTCTTTTCTTCTCCGACTTAATATGTTTGCGCGGAATGAGCGCGAAAGAAAAATCCTCGCCGGGAATAAATTCCAAGCCGCTCAATCCCCAAAACCGAACTTCAAGCAAGGTTTTGATCAACTCGCGCCACTCGTTTTTTCCAAAAAGATCAAAATAGACTTCGACGTCCTTCCCGGTCTTGTCGAGGGCGTGGATTTTTTTGTTCAACACATAGTCCATGCGCTTGCTCACCACGCCGCATAAGTGTCCGTCGAGCAGCACGGCGGAGTACAGGTCGTAGAGCTGCGTGCGATTGGGGCAATAGACGGACTCTGCCGCCCGGAGCGCATTGCGAAAATCCTGCAAGTCTTTCTGCGCCCGATTGGGCGCTACAATGACCAGCTCATTAATGATAATAGATTCTTTTTTCATGGCTTAAAAAAATGGACGTCGCTTTCTGTTGCTGTTCCACTGCACCGATTGACTGCCGTCTGCCGCAGTCTCGTTGCCGGTCTCGCGGGTCGCCGCCGGATAAGGCCAGCCTTGCGGATCCGTTTGACCGGATTGTATGCTCTTGAGCCACTTGATGCCGTCTTCGTAATTGGTGCGGAATAATTTCAACTCAATATTCGGATTGGCGAGCTTCACCAAATGCCACGAGGCAATGTCTTTGATAATGGTTTTTAGATGTCCGGTCACCGAGTCAGGCAATGTGCCGCCAAAGAGAGTCGCCAAATCGTACTTGCTTAAATAGGACTTCGCTTCCGCCTCCGCGCTTTGAATGCAACCCTCGGCAATGGCAAGATCATGGCGAGTGATCTCGTCTAAAATTTCAGGATAGAAATTTGATTTCAATTCGGCTGCGGTAATCATTTAATTAATGGTTAATGGTTAATGCCTCTTCGCGAACTTTGCCGCGCTTACATCGGATATTGCTGTGATTCATTGTTTTATCGGTTTACTGTTTTTACTATACTATACTGTTTTATGGCTCATCTCCGCGAAGAGGCATTAACATTGCCCATTATGGGTACACCTGCAAATCCACCTCGATGGCGTCGTAGTCCACGCCGTGGAATTTCTCCGCGGCCTCGCCTGCGCTGGCCGGATGTCTTCGTTGCAACAAGGCTGTCGTTCTCTCCTTATCCCATGTTTCCGCAGGCACAACCAACTCACTTCCTGCTTCCAAGTCGTCCGTTATCCCCATCCCGTTAAGTTGGGCTAATTCAAACCACCGCTCCTGATCTCCCGTGCTCTGCAAGACAATGTCAATCAAGGTCTGTCCGCTTTCTGTTTTCATGGTTAGGATTTTAGGATTGCTTTCATTAACCATTATGGGTCAGCCGTTAATCATTAACTTCCCGTCTTTACTCTTCACTTCCTTGACCGGCATTCCGTCGGCGGCAAACTGCAAGCGTATGTCTCTCATAAGGGCTTCCGCGTTGTCATCCTCCAAGTAAGAGGCCGCGCCCACGCCGGCGTCGGGAAACTCTTTGAAAGCGCCCGGCTCGCACAGCAACATCAGAAATTTATTTTGCGCGGCACATTCCCCGACATTCAAGTCGCCGTTCGTAAACAGCGCAGGGGTTTCGCTTTCCATATCAATTACCGTCAAATCTTTCATTTCAATGCTTCACTTTTGTGTCCTCTTTTCCTTCAAAATTGGGCGGCAGCAAACTGCTTATCGCGCTGTTGAGCGCCGCTTGAAAAGCACTTGGGGAACCATTGCCTGGCTCCGGCACGGGCGTGTGGCATGCCAGCTTCACGGCATTCATAAATTCTTTGAGTTTATTCAACTCCGTTTTGCAGTCCGGCCAGTTTACCAATCCTCCGTGGCTCCCCTCGTTAAAAATAATTTTATCCGAGTTTATTTTTATCTCCTCAATTTCTTGGGCATGGATCAGCATCCAGTCCTCGGTGTCCTCCACCCTCACCGCCAATGCCCATGTGTTCAACTTAGGAATAATGCGATAGCCGTATGTGTTTTGGTCGACGGGGTTGAGCCGCACGTCGGCGCTCGTCGTTTGGCTGTCTTCATCCCAAATGTCGCACGTGGCCTTGGCCTTGTCCACGCTCGTCACCGTGCCCAACAAGGTAGTCGCCGGCCCCTCTCTCTTGGCTATCTCGCGCAATGCCTGCCTTATTTTTTCGCCTGCCTCCATTAATTATATTATGTGCTTAGTTTATGTCCCAGTTTCACTTTAATCCTTCCGCCGCCTGTGCTCACGCTTCCCTCCACTCCGTTTACAAAATAGCGGCCTGTTCGGGCGGGATACTTTTTGTCGCTGATAAAACACGTCATGCCGGGAAATACGAAGGGTTTTAAAAATCCGGTTACCGAACCTTCATAGCCGGCGGTTGCCAAGCGGTCATGTTCGCGTTGAGCGATGGCTTTTTGAATAGTTTGGTCGCGGACGGACGTGGTCAATTTCTTTTCGCCCGCAGCCTTTATTCGCGGCACGGCACTTTGTTTTTTGTGAGCCCCCGAATAGTCTTTGTGGCCGGCTACCGTAATTTTCACGTCGTAAGCCTGCCGCTGCCCGAAGCGCAAGTCGTCGTCTTTGGCGGTATTCCAACCGAGGCAATATTTTACCGCCGAGGAAGGGGCAAGCATAAGCCCGCCGCAGTAGAGGACGTCGCGCTGAAAATAAACGGCGAGCAGGCATTTATTTTTAAGCCATTCCAACACGTCCATGCCGTTTGCGTTTTTAAACACGACCTTGTCGAGCGGAATGTTCGGAATGTCTTTGTGGAGTTTTATCGGCGTGCCGCTTACAAGGTCTTGCAGTATTTTTTTTGCCGTCGTGTTTTTGTAGTTTTTATTAATGCCGATTTTCTTTCTTAGCAAATAAGAATAGCCCTCGCACTCCAGTTCGGCGGGCGTCGAGAAATTCACGCGCTTTATAAAACCGCTGAAATGCAAGTCGTTTTGATTGTCGTAGCCGGCGTAGATTTCGATCTTTAAGCCCTCTTTAAGCACGTTGCCTGTCTGTTGCAAAGAGAGGCCTTTATCATTCTGCACAATGGCTAAGGCCGGGAGTTTCACTTTGGCCGAATCGCAAATATTGTCCACGGCAATATTCCACTCCAACGCGCTTGGCGGCACGGCTTTAAAGCCTTCTATTTTCACGGCGGCGGTAAGGGCAAACATTGGATTAGGATTTTAGGATTATTTTCATGGTTCATGGGCTTTCTTGAACGAGGTCAAATACGCTGTCGCTCTCGCACTTCATAGAAAAAGGTCTTATCCAAACCGACTCTCCCGAGGTCTGCGGAAAATCAAGGCTGACCACGGCGGCGCGGCAGGAGGTATTGGTTTTTGAAAACACGCTTTCGTCGGTTAAAAAAATATTGGTCAGCGCATTGTCCAGCCCGATGCTTTGTCGGGACTCAAAAATATGCTTCAAAATAGTAATCTCCTCTTCGGGAAAATTCCTTTCTTTATTGATGACAAACCCTTTAATGTCTATTTCATAATCCTCTACGCTGTAGAGTTCTTTCACGGTGCCGCGGCGTTGCGAGAGAGGCGTGCGCACAATGGTTTTCTTTCCGGTTATGGCAATCGTGCAATAAGGGAGCAAGAGCCGCTCGAAGCCGAAAGTCCTTGTCCCGTTTTCTTGCTTCAGGGCGTCTAAGTCGCAAAGCGTCACGGGGAGCCAAACGGGTTTGCCCTCAAACTCGGTTTTCACCGAAGAGCCTTTGGCCGTGCTGATAGTTTTTTCCAAGCGGGCATCCATTGACACGCGATACCCATCGCCCTCGCCCGCCGCCGGAGGCGTGTTTTTAATAAGGTACGGCTTTCCGAAGTACTTATTGTAAAGTCGCTGAAGGTCTATGGCAATGTGGCTCATGGGTTAATTATTTTAAAATCGTTTGCTGCTCTTTTTTCGCGCCACGGTCTCAATTTCGCCGCAGGCCAATTGGTCGGATTTGACATTGACGTAATAGACTGCTCCTTCCACGGCGTCGGGCGCATCGTCGTGGGTGCGGCTCTTGGGCGCAAAGGCTTTGAATTGGTCAATGGCATTCTTCATGTCGGGAAAATCGGCCTCGGCTTCGTTGAAATAAAGCTGACCGTTTCTGTCCAGGGGTTCTAAATTCGACTCGATGCGGGCAAACTTGTCGGGCTTGGCGCGGCCGTCGAAACTCACGGGCAATACTTTGTTTCCGTGCGCCTTGGAAGCGAGGTATAAGTGCCTTCTGATGTCCTCCTCGTTCAAGTTTTTTTCGATGAAATAATAAACCGGCGCGTGGCCGTTGACCAGGGCGTCTATTTGATAGAGCCACTCCACCATGTCGGCGGTCGAGGTTTGTTGGCAAAACATTTTGACGAGGTGCCGCTCGCCTTGCCAGGGCGCGACCAAGGCCGTGGCCTTGTAATCGCTCCTCTGGCTTTGGCGGAAGGAGGGATCGGTATAACACACCAAAAAAGGGTATTCCGAAAGTCGCGGCATTTTTTTGAAGGACAGGTTTTTGAATACGCTGCCCTCTGTGATGGGATTGTTAAAATATTCGCCCTGTGCTGAAGCGTAGGATATTTTAGACAGTACGCGGTCGATATTTTCTTCCGTATTTTTGTCCCAAGAAGATTTTCCGTGCTTGTCGCGGATGTTCACCACGTCGGCATAGTCGGCTTTTTCAATCGCGCGGACTATGCAGCAATCGGGGGCTATTATGTTTCCGCAAAATAATATAGTAGTCGGCTTGGAGGAGGAGCGCGTGCCGATGGCTGACTTCTCGATCCAATTCCATTTATTTTTGATAATCTCCGGGTTGCGACACTCTTCGTCTGTGTCTATGTCGTCGAATATAATAATGTCGGGGCGGACTTCTTCTTTTCGTGTGCCGCGAGGAGACTGCCCTGCGCCCACGGCAATGAACGAAGCGCCCGACTTGGCCGTGAACTCCCCCGCTTCCCACTTGGCGGCGTATTGCTGAATGCCGTAATCGTGAATGATTCGTTGATTTGCCTCAAGATTGAGTTTGTAAGGCAACAGCAGCCGCTCCGCCGATTCGCGATTGTGGCTCACAAACAGCGCCACTTTTTTCTTTTTGGTCAACACCAGATAAAGCGCTTCGAACATAGTGCGGGTAGTCTTGGCGAGGTCGCGAGCCCAAGCCCGGACTTCATAATGCTCCATGTGGGCCAAGAGGCGCTTGGTGGCCTTCTTGTGAAAGGTTGCCGGTTCGGCAAAAGCATAACTCGGAAAGTAATGCTTGAACCACGCTTCCGGATCGGCTTCGAGTGTCGCCATGCGCTTGCGTTGCTGTTCGGCCGTTTCGTTCAAGTCTGCGGGCGTGGATTTGAGGATTTGCTCTTTGAACAAATCCCAATCCTTTAAGCTCTGCTTCTCCTCTGTGCGCATCCTGCTCATCCCCGTAATCTTTCCTTAATAAAAGAGTCAAAATATTCCGTCAGCTTTTGGGCGTCGGCCCAATTTTCTTTTTGCACGAATTGAATAAACTTGCGTCCCACGTCGGCAATTTCTCCGGTAGAAGTTTCGGTCTCCAAATTACGGATGGAGGCAGTTATTTTGTGCATGGCGTCGGCTTCCTTGGAATTGGCCAACCGGTTGTCCTTCTCAATGGCGGTATTCAAACGGTCAAGATGATCGTAAAGCCGGCGAAGGATAGCGGGTTTGGTGGCGAGCAACGACTTGCGCAGTTTGTCCCAATCGGATTCATTTACCCATTTGGAAATGGTTTTTTCCGAGACGTTTACTTTCACGGCAATGTCTTTTTGCGACATGTCGCCTTGGAGATACAGAGTCTGCGCCCAATCTTTCTTTTGCCTAATTGTTATGTCGCCCATTAGTTTGTGACGCAAAGATGCAACGCGGGACGGCGGTTTTTTGAAGTAAAAAATAACTTGCCCGCGCCCGCAAAGCAACTTGCCCCGCTCACAGGCGCAACCTTATATCTTCGTTTGCAAACGCCTTAAAAACCCGCCTCTTTTGCGTCCTGATGGCGAACATGGCAAAGAAGATTGACAAAGAATTTGTGTTGAGCGACAGCAGCGTAAACTGCTACGGCTTCCGCCTGATGACCTCCGGTTGCCTGATAGAGGAGTTCAAAAAAAATCCGATCGGCTATATTATGCACGATCGCGAGAAGGGGGTGGCCGTGCGGTGGGAAGACTTGCGCATCGACGGCGACCGACTGATCGGCAAGCCGGTCATCAACTTGGCTTACCCCAATGCCCAACAGGTAATCGATTCAATCGAAAACGGATTTTTAAACGCCGCTTCCGTGGGACACATCGTGGCGCTTGAGGTCAGCAACGATCCGGCGTGGAAACTCCCCGGACAAGACGGCCCCACTATTACCAAATGGCATAACCGAGAATGTTCTCTGGTGGACATCCCCGGCAATTTCAATGCCCTGAAACTTTTTGACCAATACGAAAATGAAATCGCGCTCAAGCAACTCGCTTCGCTGTGCGCGAACAGCCATAAACCAAACAGCAAACCAAACGAACCTTTAATGAAAGAACTAAAACTGTCTCCGGCGCACGCGGCCGCCCTGAGCCTTCGCGCCGACGCCGACGAGTCCGCCGTGGCTCAAGCCCTCGACGCCTTATTGGCCAAAGCCGACAAAGCCGCGCAATTTGAAACCGAGCGGAACGCCGCCAAAACCGAATTGAGCGCCTTGAAAACCGCTCACGCCAACGCCGAAACAGAGCGCATTTTAGCCGATGCCTTGAAGGCTAAAAAATGTACCAAAGAAATGGCCGAAAAGCTCCGCGCAAAATTTGACGGAGACCCCGACGGACTGAAAGACCTGACGGATTCCTTTCACGCTTATGTGCCGCTCGCCGAGCGCGACGGAAATGACGATAAGGAGTATGCCGCCCTGGCCGCCAAGTCGTTTGACCAATTGATGGAATCGGGCGAAATGGCACAGGTGAAAACCAAGTATCCCGAACTCTACGCCGAAAAATTAAAGTCTATCAAGACGCCCTCCTGAAATCTTATAATCCTACTCAAAAAATGAAAACCATAGTCACCCTTCTCCTCATGCTTGCGCCGCTCATGGCGAGCCAAGCAAACTGCGCCGATAAAAAATGGGAGTTAATCTCCCAAGCCCCATTTGAAAACGGGGACTGCTCATTCTGCGACGTCAAACCAGAACTGCCCAAACGAAACGGATGCACGACTGCGAATGGGCAACGCCGCGAATGTACGCCAAAGGATATTCAGAGGAATTTGAAGAACTTGTTTGATATTCCATTCACGCCGCGAACGGAAACCAATTGGCAACATCGAAAATGTACGCCGGAGGACATTCAGGGAAATTTGAAGAGCCTGTTTGATATTCCATTCACGCCGCGAGCGGAAACCAATTGGCAACATCGAAAATGTACGCCGGAGGACATTCGGGGAAATTTGAAGAACCTGTTCGATATTCCATTCACGCCGCGAACAGTTGCGAATAGGCAGCGCCGCGAATCATCAATCATTAATCATTAATCATTATTAATAATGGCAGTACAAGTAGAAATTTGGGAGCGATACTTAGTCGATCGCCTTTGGAAGCAAAATGCTTTTTTAAAGAACAGCGCCGTCTCTGAATCGGGCGACGTCATTCAGGGCAAAATTGTTCACATTCCGCAACCCGGCGCAAAGCCCGTGGTGGTGAAGGGACGCAATACCTTTCCGGCTATTGCCGTGCAGCGCATGGATCCCGAAGTGACTTATTCCTTGGACGCCTATACCACCGACCCGACTCATATTTTTGAGGCGGACAAGCGCGAGATAAGCTACGACAAAATGGACTCGGTGATGGGCGACCATGCCGGCCAACTGGCGGAAACCATCGCCGACGATTTGCTCATTAAATGGGCAACCGGTCTCTCCGGAAGCGGCATTTATCAGGTGGCCGGAGCGCCTGCGGCGGCCGTCGTGCAGGGACAAACAGGAACCCGCAAGACGATGACCGTGAACGACCTCAAGAAGTTGATGACCTTGATGAATCGCGCCAACGTGCCTAAAAACGACCGCTATGTATTGCTCGAAGCCAACCACTACGACCAATTGATCGGCGATTTGAGCGCCACCCAATATCGCGACTTTTCAGAATACTTTGACGCCGCCAATGGGGTCGTGGGAAAACTCTTCGGGTTCAGCATCATGGTGCGCTCGAATGTGTGCATGGTTTCGGGGGCATCCGGAGAGGGTATGCTTGTCGCGAACGGGTTCGGAGTGAACGCGCTCGGACAAGCCGTGTCGCCTTCCGACCATGTGATGTCTTTGGCGTGGCAGAAATCGTGCGTGGCTCAAGCGATTGGCGAAGTGAAAATGTTCCAAAATACCGAAGACGCGCTGTACTACGGCGATGTGTATTCGGCGTTGGTTCGCATGGGAGGACGCCGCCGCCGAAACGACGACTTGGGAGTCATCGGCATTGTGTCCGCCCCCTAAATTAATGAGCAATGAGTAATCACGGGCAATGAGAAGGCTAAAAGACGACAAGGATCAAATACAAGACTTGGCAATTGCCGAAATCAAAGGCGAGCTGAAGAGCTTCAAAGAAATGGTCGAAGTCAAACTCGATCAGCTCATGGAAGTGCAACTCGCCACCAAAGAGCAGACGGTCAAAACCAACGGGCGCGTGACGAAACTGGAGCTTTGGCAGATGCTTTTGAAGGGCGCTTGGATGGCGCTTGTAATGGGCATCGGGGCAATCGCGTGGCTTATGACTAATATCTTGCTCAAATGAGAACGGGAAAAGAAGGCCTTGCGCTCATCAAAAAGTTTGAGACCTGCGTACTCAAGCCCTATCGGTGTCCTGCCGGAGCGCCCACCATCGGGTGGGGCAATACCTATTACGAAAACGGCGCGAAGGTGACCTTGAAGGATCCGCCCATTGCCCAAGAGAGAGCCGACCAACTGTTGCTTTTTGTGTTGGGGCTGATAGCCGCAGACATCGCCTCCTTGCTGAAGAAACCGCTGAGGCAAAATCAATTCGACGCCCTTTCCAGTTTCGCTTATAACGTAGGGAGCGACATCGACGCCGACCATATTCCCGAAGGGCTCGGCGACAGTCATTTGTTGAAACTGATAAACGCCGACCCCGAAGATCCGGCCATTCGACAAGAGTTTCTCAAGTGGGACAAATGCAAAGGCAGGCGACTGCCCGGATTGACGCGAAGAAGAATGGAAGAAGCCGATTTATATTTTAAAAAACCATAAGCCATGAAAGATACTTTGTATGACCGCGTATTTGGAAGTTGGAAGTCCACCTTAGTGGGCGTGGGACTGATAGCTGTCGCAACCTCGCTCGTGTACTTTGAAAAAGCCACGCTCACCGAAGCCGGACTATTCATTGCCGGAGGCATCGCCTTATTTTTTAAGAAAGACGGAAAGAAAGATTGAAGACATATCGCGAGATGGAGCAGCGGTCAGCTCGTTGGGTTCATTCCCCAAAGGTCGCAGGTTCGAACCCTGCTCTCGCTACAAAAGAAAAATGAAAATGAAAACAGGAATGTTTTTGGCAGGGGTCATGATGCTCGCGTACGCCGGCTGTGCGCCGCGCATCATTACGCAGACGCACACGCGCGTCAAAGACTCGGTCATTGTCCGGGAGGTGACTAAAACCGTTTCCGTGACCGCAGAGAAGGACAGCGTCGTGCTTATTATAAGAAAGGATCAGCGCGGCACTTTTGAAAAGAAAAGCCGCCGCGCGAGGGTGCGGGTAACCGCGGACTCCCAAGGAAATATCCAGGCCGCCGCCAACTGCGACAGCGTGACCCAATTGCTAAATCTAAAACTCCATGAAACGGAAAGACTGCGCACCGAGCATACTCGGGAAACGACCGAAAAAACAGTGTATAAAACGCGGGACATAGATAAATTTTGTCGCTGGGCAACCGCCGCCATGGCCGCCGGGGCAGTCCTGTATTTTGCAATTAAAAAAATAAATTATTTAACCTAAATAAACGAAAAGTCATGAACGAAGCAATCGAAAATTTTTTCAAGTCATTCCCGTTGCGGCACCAAGTGCATCAGACGGCGGACGGAGTCTTATTCCTCGAAAATCACCATGCGCAAGCCTACGCCGACGAGCGGCTTGAGGACAAGAAGGTGACCGTCGTAGAGCGTCCCAAAATGGCAAGCGAAGAAGCCAAAGCGACAAGCGAAGAAGTCAAAGCGAAATCCAAAAAAGACAAACCATGAGCTTGCCGCGCGTAACCATCACATTCGCCCACGGGGCGTTGCTGGCCGACGTAGGCAGCATGGACGGCATGGCGGGCATCGTAGGCACCGGCTCCACGACTGCCCTGCTCTGCGTCCCCACGCCGGTGTACAACCTTGACGATGCTATTGCCAAAAAATTCACCGAAGCGGCGGAGCCTTCCATGTACCGGCACTTAAAAGAGTATTATGCGGAAGTCGCCGGCAACAAGCGCCTTGTCGTCATGATTGTGCCCGAGACGGTTTCGATGAAGCAAATGCTCGACAATACCCACAGCGTTTCCGCCAAACTTTTGACGAAGCAATTTCCCGACGTCCGCCTCTTGGGCATCACGCGCGCTCCTTCCTCGGGATATGCCGGCGGCGCAGGTTTTATCGACTCCGATGTGTCGGAGGCGATATCGGTCGCGAAGACCTTTGGAGAAGCGCGACTGGCGGAAAATTCGCCTGTCCGAATCCTCCTTGAAGGACGGGTGCAAAACGCGGACGCCGCCAATACGCTTACCCCCAATACGAGCAGCAACGGCTATGTCGGCGCAGTGCTCGGAGGCACTCTCCCCGACGGCTCGGCCAGCGTGGGATTGGCGCTTGGAAGGGCTTGCAAATATGAGGCGCATGTCAAAATCGGCAAGGTAGCCAACGGCCCCCTCAGCGTCGATAAAATTTATATCGGAGACGTCGAGGCAAGCAAATCCTTGGCGCAGGAATCATACAACGACGCCGGATTTATCACTTTTATGACCTACCCTCACAAGGCGGGTTATTATTTCGCCGCCGACCGCATGTGCACCAAGGACGATTATCGCTTATTGGCTTTAGGAAGAGTCGTCGATAAAGCCGCGGTCATTGCCTCTGCATTCTTCACCGAGGAAATCGAGAACGAAGTCGACGTCGATGAAGAAGGCAAAATTGCTTCCCATGCCGCCTTCCATTTGGAGGAACGCATCAAGCAGCAGTTAAGCGTGGCCATGGGGCATCAAATGAGCGGCGAAGCCCAGTGCAAAATCACGAGCAAGAAAATCGTGAGCACAGGAGAACTATCGGTGAGCCTGCGAGTCCGCCCCAAAGGATATACCACCTACATCAACGTCAATCTCGGATTTTTAAAGACATAAAAACAAATGGCAGACTTCAGCACAAAAAATTACAACTGGAACAGCACCACGGTCACCCTGCTTGGCAGGAAGGTGACGGGCATCCGCGGCTTTGAGTTCAATAAGGAAATTGAAAAAGAGGCCGTCTATGCGCAGGGCAGCGAGCCGATCGCCATCAGCTCAGGGAATAAAAAATACGAGGGCCACATCGAAATACTCAAGCATGAGTTAGACCTGTTGACCGACGCCGCGAAGGCGGCCGGCTTTGAGGACATCGCCGAGGTGCCTCACGAATCCATCGCCATCACGTGCGACTTCAAAATCCTTCCCGCGGATAAAACCCGTCAGG